TTAGTTATCGGCTTTTTCAATTTCTTTTTAGTTGTCACGCCCCACGGGCTCGGTCCAAAAAGCTGAATAATCGGGGTTCGTGCTTTGCCAACTCGCTTAAAAACACGCCCCTTCCATTTCACATTTACAGCCCCTGGCCTCGGTCCCTGAAAAGCACTTTGGACGAAACCTCGTCCGCCGCTTTTTTTAATTCTGTAACTTACGCCGGTCGCACCCTGCCGCCCCTTAAAGTCGCGAAGCGATATTCTGCCAGTCTTTTTTTGTCTTACTACTGCTGTTGGCGATTTGCCTTGGCTTGCCGACGCTTTCTTGCTGATCTCAATCGTTGATTTAATATTTTTTTGTGCGGTCGCAATCTCGCTGCCGACCGACTTTGCCCATGTTGATACTGTTTTTTTTGTCGTCGCGTTGACCGCAATCGCAATTTGCTGGCGTACCTTCTTGCCGTTGTCTTTCAATAATTTAGAAAGCTGCTTTTCCTTTTTTGCGGTAATCGACAGGGCGATCATCTTCACGCCCTCCCGACATATGGGTCGTCTTCGTCCGTTCGAAACCTGATAAGCATCTCGACCGATATGCCGGACGCTGACCCATCGTCGCTGGTGTAGTCCCTCACGTCGCCGATTACGGTGTCATACGCCAGCCCGCCCCAGGTGTGCCATTGATTTGCGTTGGTTGCTGCTTTGACGATCTCTGCCCAAAACCGATTCTTGTATCGATCGACTGGCGTCGTGTCGTCGTCGCTTGGCTTGACGATCCCGGCCACGATTGCCAATAGGTCCCAAGCCTGTGCCGGCGGGTTGCCCGGACAACTCATTTCCTCGTTGCGCGTGATGTCGCCCTGGTAGATCGCGATCGTCAAGTCCTTCGGTTGCCATGATGCGATTTTTGGCGAGCGATACGCCGACGTGTAGGCCGCGAGCCGCGTCCTAACGTTCGTCATGATCTGCTCGACTATTGGTTCGCTCATTACACCACCGAAAAAGCCGTTACGCCGCTGTCTTGTGCGGTCATCTGCATGATGCTAACCCGCTTCGGTATCGTGTCACCGATCCTGATTAGCATCTCGATTTCGTCCTTGCCGCTGTCGAGTTCTTTCGATGAAATGCCCGATCGGCAAGAGTTGTAAACCCGAATATTCGCCAACGGAAAAAGGCTATTTCCGGAGACGTCCAAAACGGCGGGGGGATCGCGGTCGATGATGGCGGTAATCGGCCTCGACCCCCCGCTGCGTGGCAAATAGGTAATCGACTCCCCAAACTGCTCAAGCAGAGCGGGGAACCCCACAGAGGCAAAGTGAGAATCGAAAACCGTTGCCATTTCAAACCTTAGAGCGTGGTCACGTTGCTAAGAAGGTGGCCCGCTTCGGCGTGCAACACGACTTCGGCGACTTGGTGCCGAACTCGGATCACGTTGCCGCGGACGCCTTCTTCGCGGTAACTCTCGACCGTGCCGCCGATGGATGAACCATCTGCGGACCAATGGAAAGTGCGACCAATGCAAGGCTCTCGCATGTCGTTGCCCGTCGCGACTTTGCAAACCATGGCGTACTCGCTAGACCAAATTTGCTCCGGCGTCGCGGTCAGCCCTTCGTCCGCTCCATTCTTGGACGATCCGGCGATGATCACGAAGTCTAGATCGAACACCCTCGCCAGCATCTCGGCGGTGATGTCGCTAGGCTTGCTCGCGTTGCCAGCCCCGGCACTTTCGATCCGCTCGATGATTTGATCGAGGTTTCGAAGGTTGCGAAAAACCTTGCGGTTGATGATCAACGCATTGGGCCACAAGCCCGAAGCGTCGTACACCTTATTTACCGCGGCCTCAACGTCGTTGATCGGCGTCGCGGTCGTCGTGTGGTTGGTGTCCCACTCGTTGGTGATCGCGGTCGTCAGGCCGGACCCGGTCCACGTCGTCGTGTTAAAGATCGCACTTGCGACCCGCTGCTCGGCACTGCGAAGTACGGCAGAATAGGCCCTTGCCGTGCAGACTTGCTCCAGGTCGAAGTAATCCGCATACATTTGGGCTTCGTTGTCGTCCACAACCTCTTCGGCACCCTGTTCGCGCGTCGCGTAGACCGCATCGTCGAATTGGAAGTTTCCGCGGTTGTAGTTGCTGCCGGGCGTCCGCAAGGTGTCCCGTTTTTGCAGAAGGTCTTCGAGCTTGACCTTCCCGAAGTTGCCAGCGGCGCTCCGCACTTCCATAACCGGAAGCACTCGCGCCGCGACGTAGCCCGAACGGTCGGCCTCCAGGTCATACTCAAAGTAAGACGCGAGGTCGGGTCGAAGGGTTGCCAAACTGGTGATAGGTGATGCCATGTTTCAATTCTCCTTTGTGTTGTGTGAAAAGCCGATCAGGTGACAGCGGTATCGCCGTGGTTGTACCGAAGCACTTCGATAACCGATCCGTCACCGCTTGCGCTCTCCAGTGCCGTGCCGATCAGGAATGCCGTCGATGCCGCGGTGTCTTGAACCTTGCCGTTGGCCTCGGTGTAAACCAGTGACCCAACGGTCACGGCTTCAATCGAAACCATCTTTGCGGTCCCTGCTGCCGTCCGAAGCCGAACGGTGATCGGATCACCGGCGGCGTAAGCGGCCGTCTCTGCTGTGCCGATGTCGCGGTCGGTCAAACCGGCGACGGTGACGCGGCCGTCACTGTCAAGCTTTACCCGAAGGTGCTGTGCGATCGCTTCGTCTGCGATGAAGCCCCGCAGATTTCCGTCAACATACTGACTCATGTTTCAGTTCCTTTTTTGGCTTGTGGTGTGATCAGCGGACATTGGCTTCGGCGACTAACGCTTCGGCGAGACCAGGGTTTTCGCGTCGGGCAAGTGCCACCGCCTTTCGGCGATCGTTGCGACATTTGCCCAAGGCCGAAGCGACTGCCTCGTCCCATCGAGCACGGGCAGAAATGCCTTCGGTTGACTTAGCTTTGGCAATCGGCTTGACGCCTTTCGCCTTGGCTTGTGCCATCTCTTGCATCTCCTCTTCCTTTTCTTCCTCGACGACTTCGACTTCCATCGATTTCGCCTTGCCCATCTCTTCCTGCATCGCTGCGATTTGAGCCTTTAGCTCCGCGTTCTCCCGCATCATTTCCTCAACGGCTGCCGTTGCCACACTGGCCATCGGCATTCGCTTCTTGAGGCAAGCCAAGACAAAATCCGGCTTGGCCTTCGGATAAGCCGCTTCGATCTCTTCGAGGGTTGCGGCGACTGGTTGAGCATCGGACATAGATTTCTCCTTAGTCTTGCTCGGTTCTTCGCCGCTTGGCTTAGCGCTACATAACGCCAAAACAACACCGTGCGGCATCGATTCCATACGGGCCAGCGGTCGACCCGAAATTGGTTTGTCAGTGATCCGATTGACGAAGCCAAGCGACAACGCCTTTTCGGCGTTCAGATACGTGTCTCGCTTCATCATCTCGCCAATAGATTCTTCGCTTAGCCCACTTTTCCTGGCGTAGGCCGCGGTCATTTTTTGACGCATGTCGCGAAGCAATTCGGCTTCGTTCGCTAACTCTTCGTCGTCGCCTTCCGTGCCAAGGTAAGGCCGATGAATCATCAAATATCCGTTCGGCGTGATCTCGATTTCATCGCCAGCCATCGCAATGAATGAAGCGATCGAAAACGCAGACGACTTAACCGAAACCTTTTTTGGCCCCTGGTAGGCCGCGATTGCGTCATAGGCCGCGAAACCTTCGATCACGCTACCGCCTTCCGAGTGAATCTCAATTTCGATCGGCTCGGTGCCGTTTTCCGGCAGTTGCGACGTAATATAGGACGCCGAAATTTCGTTTGGCTTAGTCCCGATCAGCCCATCAATCTTGATAACCTTAGACACCTTCGATCACCTCCGGCGTTTCGACCGTTCCGTCCTTTGCGTCCGCGATCAGTGCGTCTACCGATGCCTGCGAAAGTCCGATTCCGCCAAGAAAAACACGGGCAGCCGCTTCGCTTGTCGTGCCGGCGATCATTTCGTCTAGCACGTCCTTGATCGCCTTGCGGTTGCGGTTCCATTGCTGGCGAGTAATCCCAGCGAACTCGCCTGTCGGCGTAGCCGCTTCGGCCTCGCTTCCGGCCGCTGCCTCCTGCACCGCAACGGCGTTCGGATCTTGCATCGCCATCGTGGTTCCGGCTGGCATCGCAAGCGGTATAAGGTCTCTCCACGTTACCGGTGCTAACGGGTTGCCTGCGTTGATCTTTGCCGCCGCTTTGTTGGCTCGTTCAATCGCATAGACGTTATCGTCGATAATCTCTTCGGCGATCGTCTCCCAGTCCTTGCCACGGGCCGCGTGCATCCTTCGCGGGCTTGTCAAGGCGTTGCGAAGTTGCGTTGCGTCGCCCTCTGCATCGGCTACCGGCTCGATATATGACCACGTCGGCAAGTTCCAGACGTGTCCGAAGATATCGACACCTAACCGCTTCGACGCTCGACGCATCGCGGGTTCGTTTTCAAGCAAACGCGATACCCACCACCGCCAAGCAGGCGAGTGAAGCCGCCGAACTAAGTTCAACTGATCGGCGATAAAGCCTTTGCGGGCCTCATCAACGGCACCACGCCAGCCGCTGAAGTTCGTTTCGCTGCCATCCATTAAAACCAAGCACAACGGCAAGCCGAAGTTGACTCCGATGATTTGCAAAATCAATTTGACTTGGTCGAAATACTCTGCGTTGGGTACGCTTGGGCTAAATCCTTGCAACTCTTCGCCGGGCACGCCGTCAATCATCATGCCGGGTTGGATACCTTCAAGTTGTCTAACGCCGCTTCCGGTCGGTTGCGTTGAAGCGTCGCCAAACATGCCATCGACAGAAGGAAGCGAAGGCGAGCCCGCAGCGATCTTGCGAAAGATCGCAAAGCACGAAACCACCTGCTGTTGGACAAGCTTCGCAAAGTTGATGTCTTCGAGCATTCCCGAATACGCGAACACCGGCGCGAGTTGCGTAACGCCTCGGTTCTGCCTGACCCGCTTTGGGTTGTAGACATGGAAGACTTGACGCAAGCCCTCGCTATCGCGAACGTCAACCGGTCGCGACTCGCCCTTTAGGCCAAACTCGTTTAGCTCTTCGAGAATGTGGTATTGAATCCGCTTGCCGTATCGATCCGTCGTGATGCCGAGGAAAGTGTTTTCTTTTCGGCTCTTGGTCTTAATCGAATGGGCTTCGACAAGTTGAAAAGATCCATCCTCGGTTCCAAGCACAACGATGTCGCCGTCGATCGACTCTGACCGGCACGCTTGCCGCTCCATTTCCTTCCAGGTCAATTCTCCGGCTACGTCGCATTGGTCCGGGTCGTTCGAAAACGATTCCCAACGGTTGTAGAGTTCGAGGTCTAGCCCTTTATCGCCGGTTGCCGGATGCTGCACGAAACCGCTTTGGACGATGTTGTCGACGCGGCGATCAACTAGCGTGCCGACTAGCCCGTCGTTGCGATCCATGTCGCGGGCTTGCTCGATGTCCGCGTAGTACTTGTCCTCGGTGCGGTAGTGATAATTCGGCCCGGTGCCTTGCGGATTAACGCCAGTGCGGCGACGGATGAACCGGTTCTCCCGGCTCATGTCGTAATCGGCCCGGATCTTATCGAACGAAGCCGCGATGCCCCTAGCGTCTTTGTACTTGCCCATTA